ATTAGATATGGGATTGAATGTTATACAGTTATTAAGGTACTAACGCATAACCTTTTTCCTATGGAAGTAACACACATGAGCAATCATGTGAAGTATTGTTTTCGTTGGCTAGAAAAGAATGAAGACAAATTTTTACAAGAACGTGATTTAGACAAAGCCAATGAAACATGGACTAAATTTTATTCTGAAGCTAAAGGCAGGTTCGTCACAGATAAGGTAACTATAGAAGACATAATGATTGATAAACAGTTTGATGAGTTGCATGACGAAGATTGATTTAACAAAACCACATCTTTGCCATATATGCCAAGAAGAAGGTAAGTTTTTTTATAAAAAATGGTGGTGTGGACATGACAAACATTTAAAAGGAGTTTGCAGCAATGACAAAAGGGAAAAAGGTACTGGAAAAAAATCAGGAGGAGTGGAAGGAACATAAATTTAAATACGAGGGGTACGGATTTATGGTACTTTATAACAAAGAACAGTTCCAAATCATTCACGACCAAAGCGGCAGGGTTATCACTAAAGGAGATTTCTAATGACCACTAAATCAAACTTCCATTGGTATGTTTACAATGATGGAACAAAGGCGCAGATGTACGAGTTGTTGCCAGTGGTTATGGAGCTATTTGAAAATGGCAGAAGGTTAAAGATTGAAGAAATTGCTAATGAAATGAATATGTGTGAAGCTACAGTTGTCAGTGTTGTAAGGAAGTTGTGTGCCGAAGAGAGGCTAGGCAGACAACAGACTAACCGACATACCATTTACTTTAAAAAATCATCTTGTTTGTTAGCTGAAATGTTATATCCAAAATCCATTATTGATAAGTTTAAAGTCGTAGGGCGTAAAACTTTCAAGGCTGACGATAGTCCTGTCATAAGCTACCCACAGTCTACACCGCACCAATATTCACAAATCTCAACTGTGTACGATGGCGGTGAATGAGGATTAGCCGACTTACAGCTATTATTGAGGACTGGGTACGCTGGCATAAGGTAGACAATCACAAGCTAGGATACCCAAGCAAAGTGTCATATATGTCAGTTGGGAGCTATTCTGCACATGCCTTTGATGACATGCTAGACGTAGCTGACAATAAGAATGTGAAAACAATAGACGCTATTATTCATTCATTACCACTGGAACAGAGGCAAGCAATTTATGCTAGATATTTGGGCGACAAAAAGCCACTATACTATGAACTGAAATTAGGGTTAGCTATGGACAACTTATTAACCATAGCGGGGAGAAGGATAGATGCTTAACGGAATGAAAAACGCAGTAGCAGAACATACAGATTTTGGCTTCCTGTATAGAATTATTCCAGAGAACCCTAAAGCTCAACCCAGTAATGTAGATATGATGTTTCAAAGAAAGAGTAAAGTTTTGGTGGGTGAATGGAAAAGACCTAATGAAAAAATGAGTATGGGTCAGGAAATATTATTAAACTCGTTATCAAAACAAAAGAACTTTATTGTTATTCTGATAGAAGGCCATTCAGTTGAAGGTGATACCAGTGTAGGTAAGGTTTACAAGTTAAGCAATGGAAAATATACGGAAGTTGCTAATGGCGTAGAAGGATTGAAAAGACTGTTGATTAAGTTTTATCGGTGGGCGGATAAGAATGGATAAAGAAATAAGGAAAATAACGCTGCCAGACGGCTCTGTAACGGATAATTATAGTGCGGAGTACATGAGGTACTGCGAAGCCAAAACTATCGCAAGGTGGAGCTTACAACAACGCAGGACATGGTTTAATGAGCTAAAAGACGAAACTAGAATCAATGATTTAAAGAAATGGCTAACACTCATCTGGAAAGACAAGAATTAGTCATCCACTTCCGGTATATTCATGTGAATTGAATCTATGGTCAGCTCGATGCTAGTTCCGTCATCTAAAGAGATAATAATTTCAGAGTCATCGTAAGCAATCTCAACATTGTCTATGACCTTGTCTATCATGTGTAGTGCAATTAATTGTATGTCCACTGGTATTCTCTTTATATGGGTGTAGCCGAGTTTGATTTGATTGTTTCTATTGCCTTGCTTCCTTTGCTCCACTTTCCGCACGACTGGCACTGGAATCTCTGAAATACTTTTGATAGCGATAACTGCACCCCTCTCTTCTGTAAATGGTGGCTAGAGCAATTTGGGCATACCATTTCTTTGGTTTCTAGGTTGTGGTTAGGATGTATTTGTATCCAACCTCGTAACTTCTTGTAAACTTCTTCTGTTAATTTTACATCATTAATATTGTACTTCTTCATCAACTTCCATGATTTAGGGTCTTTCGCCATACAGTTAATCCATAGTGGCATACCTTCATGGGAAGTCTTTTGTCCAATACCTAATAGTTGAGCAATGTAGTCTAATTTGTTACTAGCAAATTTAAACTTACCTCTGGCGGTATTAATTAAATCTATGTCTTTGTAAGGACTAGGTGGTGGCAGTCTATGAATTAAGAACTCACGATTAAGCGTTGGCATATCAAATCTTTTGCCGTTGTACGTAATAATGGCATCAGCCTCATCTACTAACTTATGTATTTCCTTTATCATCTTCACTGGAGTTGCGTCATAAATACTAGAGAAATGTACTTTTTTATCATCCAACCATTTAGCGGCCCAACATAGAACAGTCGAACTTTCTATTAATTGACTGATGCTAATGTTCTGTTGGAATAGTCCAAAATGGAATCCTTTGTGTGGTGATGTTTCCAAATCTAAAATAAGTATTTTCATAATTAAGCTACCTCGTTAATATCTTAATTTGAGTATAGCACTGTTCCTGTCTTGTTAATAGCTAACGCTTGCCGTCTAGGCGTTTCTTCATCTTCACAAAAAGAGATGTGAACCCATCTATCATACTCCAGAATAACTTGGTCGTAAGGAATATTGGAATCAACAATAGCAGATACAATGTCATTAGGAGTGCCATAACCCCTTGACGTAAAGTCACAAGCCAAGCCACGCACATGACTAGACGTTTCTCTAGAGCCGAGAAGTGTATTAAGCTCAAGACACCTAAACCCACTAGACACATGTATAAAATTATTCCCAAGAAGTTCTCTAACATTCTCCATCTCCATCGCTGTTATGAAAAGATTGTCTAATTGATTGTCGTTTGGCGTGTTATCTATACCATGCCTTGTTGCTGTTTCGCTGAAGGTTAATTCATTAATACTAAAGTGCGGACTCCCCATTATCATTTAGTCAGGCCTTTCATCTTCTCGAATGTTCTCATAGAGCCAAGACCTAATAGGCCCATAAGGACAGTCATTAAACTACCCATGTCAAACACAGGCAATGGAGGTATGGTTGCACCAGCCCATGCTGCGAAGAATGTAATGAGCGGAACGCCAACAAAGTGCCAAGCCATTGCTACTCCACATACCCATCCTATGAATGGTCGCCATCCTGCTACCCATACGGTTCTATGTGTTGCTTCTATCTTGTTAGTTTCTGCTTGAGCTAGGTTGAGTTGTGTTGCATTGGCAATAAGCTCTGCCTCTATAGCTTGTTTAGCTTTGTTTGCACCGTTCTTGTCTGGGATAACTCTGTCAATCACAGTGGAGATTAGTGGTAATAGTATGTTTAGCATTTAGTGAGTCCATCCGTATAATATACAAGCAATAATTGGGGTGAGAGGTAGTACAGCGATTAGCGTTAAAAGCGTTACCACTGGCTTGGCGCATAGTTTAGTTAAGTAGTACATAGCAGTAGCTCCATAACAACACTACTGCAAAACAGGCAATAAGAACATGCTCTTTCATTGTACCCATCCTTTGATTAATACAGATACTATACCACCAATAAAGGAAGCGATAGCCATACCCATCCAGAAGCCACCTTTACCCTGATTGGCTAGGGCGAGTATTGCCTTCATGTCTTTTTGTAACTCATCTTGTGTGTGTTGTAGGTGGTTGATTTGTTCCTTCATCTTACCAAATTCTACTGGGTTTATTGTGTTCATTTATACTTCCTTAAATATGGCAGGTCTTCAATACTAGAGTCTTGTAATAGTCCTGGAATGATAGTTGAAGGAGCCATGATATTAGGGTCCCCTAATAAGTTTAAAGCTGTACTTCCAGTAGCTTTTCTGCTATTAATTAATTTTTGTGCTATTTTAGAAGATAGTAATGACGGGATAATTTTATCTGCAGCAAATATAGCTAACGGACCGCCTGGACCAGCTGTAGCAGTACCAGCAGCTACATATTTAACTGCATCAACAGCTGTTTGTGCAGATAACATAGGGCTTGTACCAGGAGCTTTAAATAATGTTGGGTTAGCATCATAAAAATCTATAACAGCCCTACCATTACCTGTCACTGATATATTGCCTCTGTTAGCATCAGCGTATTTTTTAAGATTAAAAGTTCCGTCTGGTCTTAAAGCATTTTCAACACTATGCCCTACAGCATAATTTTTTCTAGCTTTTTTAAGGTTCTCTGACATTTTATTAAATTTATTTAATTCAGATTTACTAGCCCCGCTTTTTTCTGCTATTCTTTTATTAAAGGATATCGTTCTATCTAACTCGCTATGCAGAGCTTCCATTTTATTTGAATTTTCTTGCAATGTTTCTTGTGTCACCTTTGAGTTTTCTTTTCTGGATTTTTTATAATCAGAATTATTTTTCTTTTTTTGAGCTTCTATTTTATTCAGTATACTTTGACCAGAATCAATATCGGCAACTCTTTTTTTACCCTCTATTACCTCTTGTCTTGGCACAGTCCTATTGGGGTCACCCCTTTTTGGCTGTTTTAGCTCTCTATTAACTACCGTTCTGGTAGTAACAGTTTTATCTTTTCCTTTTAATTTAGCAATGTCTCTATAATAAGGCTTATTTTTCTTCGCTAGTATTTCATAAATTGAGCCTAAAGGAGTGCTGTCTAGGACCCCAGCATGTTTCCTAATTAATTTATTTGCTTGCTGTATATTATGTTCTACAATAGGAGTAATAGCTCTTTTATTTCCTACGAATTTCTCACCCAACCTTGATATAACATTACCACCTTTTTCAGCAATAGTGGACGGAAGTATTTTGAAACCGTATTGAATCCCTAAATCAGTAGCTTTTGTTTGTAATATATTTTGTGCACTAGCCAGAGTTTGAGAAGACCTTACTTTATCTGCTGCATAACCAATAGGCTTTGTAATAAGTTTTGTAGGGTCTACATAATTTAATGCTTTGTCTGCAATAGCACCAACTTTATTGGCGGTTTGTCCAGCTTTTGCTGTTTTTGCTAATGTTGTTGCCACTCGACCAAGACCAGTTAGTTCAAGCAATGAAGTGACAGGTTTATTGTAAGCTCTTCCTACAGGGTCATCTATTAAGCCTTGTATATCCTTACCAATAACATCACCCATTTGTTCATACTGCTCTCTGGGTTTGGCTGCTAAAAAATCCAAGTATTTATTATTCTTAAGATATTCATTTGTTTTATATTGCATAGATTCTGGGTTATTCATACCAGAATATAACATGTCTACCATATCTTTAGGTAATAAATTAGTTGCTCCAGTTACCCCTAAATCAGCAATAGCCCCAGCGGTATTTAATGGATGTCTCACCATATCTACCATGGCTCCACCAATATTAGAAGCGTCTTCAGCTACATTACCAGCAAAACCACCAACAGATTTTTGTTCCGTAGTGCCAGTAAGTCCAGTAGCCTGTCTAGCTTCTAATTCTGTAGGCATACGGTCGCCTTCTAACTCAAAAGTTCTTCCATCTAAAGTAATTTCATAAAGCGGCATACTGATGTCCTTATTATTATCTTTTTATTTCTCTTACTGTGTATGGTAAGGGAGACGAGGGTTGGTTATATTTATTATTTACTGTAGATTCTCTGGCTCGCAATAAAGCGTCTTGGTAGTTATCTGTGTATTCTTTCTTATAACTTGGCATTAAGGCATTTACTCTAAATCTATCAGATTTTTCCTTACCATAATAAGTATTGAAACTATCTATATATACAGTAGCGGTTTTTTTACCTTGACCTCTTAAAAGATTTAATTGATACCACAACTCACTAGCACTACCTGAATATCTTAAGCTAGCTGCCATATTTTTAAACATTTCAACCTCTTTGTCAGATACGTTACCTACTGCACCACCAGTTTTATTGTTTTGTCTCATTATTTGAATTTCATTGGTGAATTGCTGTCCTGCTATAGTGTTTAATTGATTAACAATATCCTGTGCGTCTGAACCAACTTCAGCAAAAAAGTTACCAGTAACTTCATTGAATTTAAATTTTTGCCCGACCATCAGCATCAAATAATTTTTGAAATTTTTCAGGGTTATCTAACATTCTTTCAAGAGCCAAATTAGTTCTTTCTATACTTCTAATTCCGTATTGTGATGACTGGTAATCTGTTCTGGCATTTTTATTAATATCGCCAATAGAAATATTTAATTCAGTTCTGTTTTTGTCTTGAGAATAAACGTCTTGCAATTCTATACCCAGATTATCCCAGTCAGCTTTAGGGTAAATTTTACCATTATTGGCTTTGAAAGCACCTTCAGGGTATTGCTCATTTGCACTAATAGGACCAATAGGGAGAGCCTGTACAGCGTTAGTGCTACTTGTTAAGTGGTTGCTTTTATTTAAGACCTTACTAATTTCTTCGTTAGTATTTAAAATTTTATTGTATGGAACATTGATTGGGTCTTCTCTATGAGCAGCTAATAGTTCTCGGTTAGTATCTGCTGCTTCTTTTGCGTTTGGAGCTTTAATAATCTTTAAAAAATTAGCTTCCTGCTGTTGGGTCCAATTTTTTCTATTTTTAACATCTAAATCTAAAAGTTTAGCTACACTTAACTCTCCTTGAGCATACTCCATATTGTTAACGTCCCGCTCATCCCTTAACTGGTTATATGCTTGTGGGTCTGATACATATAATTCTAATTGTTTTAATGCTTCAGCAGAACCATTACCACCCCTATTTGCGACTTCTTGAAGGCGTTTAAATTTACTCTTTACGCCAAGAATGTTTATACTTCCCAAATAATTTGTATTTTGTAGCTTTAGAATTTCATTCTGTAATTTTGTACTTTCATTTGGAGCATCAGCTAACTTATATTTATTTAACTGAATATCTTGAGTGTCCTTAAGTATATCTTGCTGGGTCATATAGCCTTTTGTAGCGGTATCTATAACGCCTTGTCTACCAGCTTTTGCTCCACCTGCCATTTCTAATAGTATTTGTGCAGCACTTTTCTTACCATAACCAGATATTAAAGGTGCTATTGCCCCAAACCCTGCGGCTACATTTTTTTGCGAATCCATATTAGGGTTGTTTAGTAAGGCATTAACAGGGCTTTCTGTTACACCTAACATTTTATCTAAATTAAAGTCGTAGTCTAATAATGATGCCATAGTTATGCCCTTCTTACGTTAAGTATTGGTTGCTTTCTTGGGTTAAATTGCTGCCTTAAAACTGGTCCACCACTAGGGGGGAGGAGGTGCTTTCTCTTCTGAATTATCACCAAACGCAGTTAATCCTAATGAAGCTACTTGGATTGGATTTTTGGATGCGTAATCCATAACACTCTCAAAAGCTCTTTCATGGAGTGGCTTCTTGTAGCCACCTTGTGCGGCACCTAATTCATCTGGGGTTGATTTTGTTATTTGGCTAGTATTAAAATTTGGACCAATACTATCATTGGTTTTATTATAAACACCATCAGAAGCACCATAACTCTGGATTCTTTCTGCACCCATTTCATTTGCATAGTCGACTGGTTGGGGGGTGCCAAAATTAGCTTGACTTGGGGTAGTGGAGGTATCTAAAAATGTTTGTTGTGATGAAAAGTCTGGACCAATACCCTTCATTCCATCCATGGTTGTGCCATAATCATTGGCAAAAGGAACATAGCTATTACTAACAACTTGAGAGGCTTCAGGAATAGCTGTAAATCCGCCTAGATTAGCTGTTACACCATTCATACCCATGTCATAAGCGGGTATCATATTGCCTGTTGTACTACCTAATAAACTCGTAGTTCCTGAATTAACAGCTGAACCTATAGCACTACCACCTCCACCTAAAAGGGAAGCCCCGCCGCCTAATGAGTTTGTTGCAGTAGTAGCAGAGGTAAGACCAGAGGTTCCTGCTCCCATAGCACCGCCTATACCACCCATAGCACCGCCCATTAAGGCACCTTGTAACATGTTTCCACCTTGCAACTTTGCACCTAATGCACCAATACCTGCCCCAATCATCATTCCAGTAGCCATTATTTACCACCTCCTGATTGTGTTGCTGTTTGGTTTATAGGGGTTGGTGCACCATAAACTCCTGAAAGATAACTTTCAAGTTTAGCTTGTGGAGCATTTTGACCGTATTCGTATCGTGAGATATCTGCATTTAAAGCGTCTTTCTGATACTGTTCAGCAGTTTGACCTATCTTGCCTAATTGGTTGATGTCTTGATAATCAGCCATAGCTAATTGTGGAGCTCCAGCGACTGCTTGGTTTTGATATCCTCTTTCCTGACCATAATTATTATAAGCAAGCTCTGCACCCCTTTGTGATAAAGCTTGTGCTAGGTTGTCTGTTGCTTTAGATTCTAATTCACCCATAGCTCCAGAACCATACCTGCCTGCAGCAGATGTTCTTGAGCCTATATCTCTAATAGCCGTATTGAACTCTGATACAATAGGTTTAGCTGCAGCTGACATCATGCCTGAAAAATAAGGATTTCCTGCTGATAGATAGTCACCTTGTATAGAGCCTAATTGTTGAGCTTGTGCTGCTGGTAGCAATGGATTCCCGCCTAATGCCCTTGTTTGCCCAGCTTCTAACGCAGCGGTTGTTTGTGCTGAAGGGTCTACATAGGTTTGTCCTGGGTAATATTCTGGTCCAGGAGTATTGTAGAGTGTTTTAGCCTCATCTAGTCCATAGGTAATATAAGGAAGAATGGCTGGGTCAATAGATTGTTTGGTTTCAGACGTACCTCCACCACCCCCACCTTTATATTCTCTTAATCCAGTTACAGCATTGAGAGTACCAGAACCGCCATGAGCTACCAGTAAATTGGATTCCCATTTATTTATATGTGCAAGTTCAGTATCTCCACCACTTCCTAAAGATGCAATATCTTTGTAGAGTCGTTTTAGTAACCAAATTTTAAAAGTGGTTGGTAAGAATTTCATAGTTTAAGCTCCATAAGTGTATATTTCTTTTCGTAGCCGTATAGCCTATTCCATAACCTAGCTATACTTTCAAATTTAGTAGCACCCTGTATTGCAGTACCACCATTATGCTTGACCCAATCTTTAAATTGTTCAAACCCTTGTTTCGTAATAGCACCTCGTTCTTTTTTAGTGCCGATATAAGTAATGTAAGCAATTCGTGCATTGGGATACATCACCCATTGAACTGTTAAGGCACAATAGCATTCATCCTCTTTCATTAAGAGAAGTAATTGTTGTTGCCCTTGTGCTACGGTTAGTTTTAGTGTGTCAGCAGTAAATTCATCATTACCTTTGTCTAAAGCTCTTTGTAGTAATGGTTCAGCTAGATGCCAATATTGCTGCACATGATTAGTTGGTACAATATATAGTTTCATAATTTATGTCTGCAAGGTAAAGCTATATTTTATCACTTATCCTACGATAATATAATCAAAATCTAGGTCTGTAGATACAACGCTGGTATGTGTAATCACCGCACTACCCTTTGCTTTAGTAGAAACATAAGGTGTCTGTGCTGCAGCATTTGCCGTAAGCGGTGATAATAAAATCACGCTATCAAAACCTAGTCTTTCATCGGTAATGGTTGTGGTAGTTGTAGAGGCTGTTAGTGTTACTGTACCCACGTTATTAGTCTTTCCGTTCATTGCGTTATTAACTACTTCAGATACATTTCTAGGCTCACCACCCTGATACGGTAAAGTTCTGAACATTACCTATTTCCTTGGGGTTTAAAGTCTACATCTACCGCCATAGCTGTTGTCCAGTTACCAGTAGGTTTTACAGATATTCTATGGTATCTGCCATAACTTCTTAAGTTAGCCCTGCCTTCTGAT